GTGGCGAACCGCAGCGTTACTGTGTGGAAGAGTGTGAAAGTGGACGGGCGCTGGAAGTACTGTCGCCCGGTGATCGGGAAAAACAACAAGATCAAGCCGGACTGGGTCAAAGTGAATGGACACGAGGAGCACCACGAGGAGGGCTGGTACTACATTCACTATCGTGAAGGCGCGAAGCAAGTGTGGAAGAAAATCGGTACCAACGTTGGTGAGGCGGAGCGCATGGCTGAATACTCGTCTGCCCACCTTCACGCGGTGGCTGTAGGCGTCCCCGTACAGCACGAGGAGGCACCCGTGATGGTGAGTTCCACCCTAGCTGGCTATCTTGAGGAGTACAGGCTCTCGCAAAGCAAAGAGTCCTACGCGCTGATGCGGCAAACCTTGGAAGAGTTCGTAGCCTTCAACCGCAAAAACATCGTCAGCCACATTAGCCGTCTGGACTTGCTCAAGTACAAAGAGTGGCTGATGAGTCCCCACCCGCAGCGGATCAACAAGAAGGTGAAAATGCGGACGTGCTCTATCCGTACAGCGGGCGGAAAAATGTTGCGAGTGAATCAATACTTGCGAAGTGTTCTGGGGATTGAGGCCGGCAAAGGAGTGGTCACCGTGAAGGACGCAAAATACGTAGAGCTTGAGCCCGTGGTCTACAGTCAGGCCGAGCTTGACGCCTTCTTCGCCGCGTGTAGTCCGTTCCACCTTGCCGTCTTCAAAACATTTTTGATGAGTGGTTTTAGAAAGCAGGAACTTGAGAGCCTGACCTGGCCTGACGTTTCCTACACGGACGGTACCTTGAAGGTCTGCGCGAAGGAAGGCTTTCGGCCGAAAACTTGGGAAGAGCGCGTGGTAGAAGTTCCCACCGACCTGCTGGAAATTTTGAAGGAACTGCCCCGGCGCGGTGAGCTAGTCTTTGCCAATTCAAACGGACAGAAATACACCCATGCCTGGGACGACTGTAAAGCTATCGCCAAAGTGGCGGGAGTTAAGGACGCTCACCCGCATAAATTTCGCGCGACATTTGCCACGCGACTGTTACAGTCCGGCGTCGATTTGAAAACAGTCCAGAAGCTGGGCGGCTGGAAGAATCTTGAGTCTGTCATGCGCTATTTGGCACGAGCTGAGAGCAGCGCGGTCCGGCTCAAGGTGAATGCCGCGTGGAACGGGAAGCATTAGGTCGGGGCACAATGGCGACATTTGAAGAGTGGCGCGGAAGAATCCTGAGCGCACTGCGACAGGAAGCGAGTCCAAGAAAAGCATTTGAACAGTGCTGTAAGCGCGTAGCTGAAAGAGCCAGTCAGCCTGATTTGGTACTCTCTCGAAACGCTGTCCTCAGATACCTCTACGAGCACACCATGCCATTCTCGAGTACGCGAAGTGAATCCCTGCCACAATTGCGCCGAAAGCGTGGATGGAAAGGAAGAAAAGCGAAGGTTGACTTATTCGTTCGTGCCGCCAACACCATTCATAGTTTGCGATGCAATGGCGTGACCCACCGTGCCGATGCAGTACGACTGGTCTATCACGCCTTTGATGCTCACGGCTGCTACAATCCCGCAGAACTAGACAGCAAAATTAATGACGAAAATGTTAGAAAGCGACTGCCAGATTACGACACGCGAACACAAGACGACCTCCGGGCCAGAGTAGAAACGGGCTGGCCACCTTACGACTTCATCACTATTGAAGTTCCTCCTCCGCCTCGCCGCCGTGTACGATTTGACGAGTAGAAAATCGCAATTCCTTCCGCTGATCCCTCTTTGAATCCTGAAAGAATCGCCTCAGCTCAGCTCAGCCAGAGCTAGAGGATCAACAAAATGGAAACACAAGCGTTTCAGAAGTCTGCTGTACCACCTGTTGTTGTAAGTGGAAAACTACCAGCCAAGCTGGTAGCAAAGCCGATTAGCCCGCTAGACAAATTAGACGAGATGCTAAAGCCAAAGTACCAGAAGCTTAAGTCACTGTACCTGACCGTTGTTAACTGCGACCGTGGTAAGGAACGTCTTGATGCCAAATACCAGGCCAGCCTGAAAGCCTTCGCGGAGCAGTGCTTTGAACTCTGGAAACTTGAACGTGCCCAGGGCAGCCGCAAAGGGAAGGGGCTTGAAGCAGAGCTGAAGAAGCGCGACATACCCAAGGGCCGCGCCTATCGCGCAATGGTGAAGTGCTGCCCGGAATACCGGAAACTCAACCCGCCAAAGGAAAAGCAACTTCGTTCGCAGCGGACGAAGTCGGTTTTGCAGGTTGCTCTGCCGATGGCTGAGCGGGAACAGGACATATTCCAGAAATGCGTGCAACGTGTTGGCGGCTTAGAGAAAGCCACCTTCATTATGCTCAATGCGCTAGTACAGGAGGCCGCCAAGTTGTTACAGGCGGCTCCGAGCACGCTTGTTGATCAAATGGAGGAAGCACAAGAGACGGTGGCGGACAATGATTGATGAGATCGTAGTCACCCCGGTACTCAACCAGGAGCAGCTGGAGTCTTTAAAATTCCAGTTGCTCACTCCCTCACACGGCAAACTGATCGAGCGCAGTACTCGCGTCATGTGCGACGGCAAGATCAAAGCCATGTACCTCTCATCAAAAGACTATCCACTGATTCGGCGGTGGTCGTACAAGATGGCACTGGACGGACTGCAACACCTGAAGTTCAACCCCGCCAAAGATAGCGACCGTCCCATGATTTATCAGACAGAGATCGGCGAGGAATTACTAGCGGGATGGTTGCGCCCGCGCAATCCGCGCCGTGAAGACTGGCTACGCAAAGCTGACCGTGACCAATTCTTTGAAGTGCTAAAACTCTCACCTTTAATGGAGGATATGGAGCGTGCATTGCAGAAGTACATGCCAGAGTACTACCGGCGCGTCCACGGCCCGGTAGTAGTAAACCTGACACGACCTCAAGAAGAACGGCTGAAGACACTTCACAAAGTCAGTGACCCGCACCAGCGAGCCTGGCTACGGGCGGTAGATGGGGAGCGGAAATATCTGTTTCTCGGCACGCACGGATTCTCTACCATCACGCTGAATCACAACATCCTGTTCGGCGCGCACAACGATGGGCGAAATGTTCCCGGCACCTTGGGCTGCCTGACCGCGCTGGGCGAGTACGCGGGCGGTGAACTTTGCTTCCCGCGCCTGGGCATTACCTTTGATCTGCGACCGGGAGACCTCCTGATCGCGGATACAAACCGGGAGTTCCACGGAACTGTGGGCGGCATAGTTGGTAGCCGTTACAGCGTTGTGGCATACCTTCACGAGAGTCTCCTCAATCTATAAGAATGGGCCGTCCCAGCGGCCCTAGTTTTTCCTTCCTGACCAGACATAAATGAATGTGATCGCTAGTTAGTACGCGGTACTACTTTCCCGACCAGGGTAGGAGGAGTTAATGAAACCGATTGCTGCAAAGATACGGGAAATGGTCCTGGCGACTGTGAAGGCCGAGCCAACCCGGCCCTATTACGACATCGCAAAGGACTACAACATCTGCGAGTGGATGGTTCGGAAGATCGCAAGGGACGCTGGACACACACGCCCTCGCGGTGCCGGATCGCCAAGCTGGAAACTGAAGGAAGTCTAATGGATAAGACACCACTCAATATGAAGTGGGCGCTTCGCAAGATGGTGGAGTTTCTACCGCCCACTGGCCCAGACGAAAGCTGGATTCCGCAGCTAGTCCAAACTCTCTGGACGTTCAGCAACGTCTTCTTAGAGGCCGAAGAGATTGATGCGGGCCGCATTCACTTTGACGCTGAGGCGTCTTATGGCCAGTTGGCAGAGGCTATGCGCTGCGACCGAGAGACAGCCAAGTGGCGGTGCCAACAACTGCGGAATCGCTACCCCGGAGTGTTTGATTGGAAGCGGGGGAAGTACAGCTGCAAGTTCCAAGTTCGCCTGGAGTCAGGTAATAGGTTACCTATCTCCGAGTCAGGTAACGTACTACCTATCTCGGCCCATTCGGATTCGAGTCAGGTAACAGGCCACGTCGAGATAGGTAACAGAAGCTCCGAGTCAGGTAACACATTAACCCCTCTGTCGAGTTCTGTCGAAAGCTTTCTGTCTAGTAAAGTAAACGAGAAGACGGACAAGACAAGATCAAACCCCGTAAACCCAAAGCCAACCATTCAAGAGACTACCGCCTCTCGATCTCTCCGTTCCTCCAAAACCATTCAGGAGATTCCGCCCGCCGACCTGGGTCATGTTTGGAAGAACACCGGCAGCTATAACATTTGCCTAGGCTGTAGCTGTACAGGCAAGAGCGCCCGCGCCAAGCAGCCTTGCGCACACGCCTTGGGGTTTGCCGTATGACCGCCCTTTACGAATCGTGTGGGTGCTGGGTGAGGATAAGACTTCTAACGGGGTAGAGTCCTTCGAGGTTGCCGTCTCTACTTCTGCTGGAACTTCTACACAGGTAGCATCACAGATTTCACGCGAGTCTTTAAAGGCAGAGATCGAGGAACTCTACCACACCAACCCCTGGGCGGCCCTAGCCCTGGCGCAGAAACACAATATCAAGTGTGTGATGTACGACGATCAAGTGATCTAACTCCTACTGTGTCGTAATTCCGATCGCACCATTTTGACACTGACACTTTTCGCCAACTATCCCGTCATGGAGGTAGCAAGCCGGAGGAGCACCTGGAGGCTGAATCTGCCCAACTTGGCACCGCAATGGAACCGGTCTAATGTCTGTTCCCGGGCACGCAAACTCCTGAACCTTAAGAGATCCAACGGCTCCGGTTCCGTCAAATACTCCTGTTGTATGTGACTCCAATTGTATATAAGCAAACCCGCGTCCCTGCCGTGGTGCCAGCAGCATGTCTTCGGGGCCGGGCGGCAATTCCTTTGAGTCCTTGATTCCTAAAACAGGAACCGTGTCGGGACAGTCATTTCTGATGTTAACCGTTTTGTGACCGTCCTTGTCAGTTCCTGGGGAGAGTGAAACACAAGAACACCCCGCCGGTAAAGGTGCTCCAAGCCGAGGAGTCTCTGTCCGAAATTCAACCTGAATGGTCTTGGGTACATCGGGCGCTTGCAACTGATCAAGTTTTTGGGATGTACTCCCGTTGTTGTCCGCAGCCTCAACTGAAATTAAAACTGGATCATTGCCGGTACGAGTGCAGTGCACTAGCTTCCACTCCGTTCCAATCTCGCTACCTTCGTAGACGGTTCTCGATGTACAGGTTGCTCCTTTCGTGTACAAATCGGCAACGGTGACGTTTCCGGGAGCATTGAAGCGAGGCACCCATCTGACTTTGAATACAATTTCGGAACCTGAGGGCTCAATATCACTTTCCAGTCCACCTTGCTGCCCTGCGAATTTTTCTTTCATGCATTCAGACCATGCCGTAAGAACCTTTTCGGACGCGACCCTCTTCAGCGTATTCGTATAGTCGGAGTCGGACAACTTAGACGAATTGTCGCCGCAGTACTTGCTACCCATCGTATCGAGTTGCTTCTGGTCATAACCACCACTAGCTCCAAGAAGCTTTCCGGCTATGGGAACGTTAAGCGAGCCTTCGCCACCGCTGCTGCCGTTATGGGATGTGTCGTAGGCTGAGCAAACTGCGCTTTGCATGGAAGAGCGAACGTCGTGGTTTTTTAAGTCCGAATACTGATCCTTAACTCCATCCTGCAAAACGTCCCGGCATCTGTCTTCCTGTCCGGCGCAGACTGCGGTTGACAATAGTAAAACCAAGAAGAGGATGCTGGGGTTCAGGCGGGCGAAGACGTTCACAGAGACCTCCTTAGAGATCGGACGAACGATAGCACACGGACGGGTGTGGGTTCACTAGATTTATCCGAGGCAGAAGCGTTCGAAACCGCAGACGCCAAAGCGATTTGAATCTCATTTGTGGATGCGATCTTTGCCTCCCCAGTATCCTTCCCGAATCATTTTGCGCATCTGGGTTCGCGCACCGGGAGTGAGAAAGACCTCGCGTCCGTCTGGCGAAAGGGCCGTTTGGCCGTTCCAATTTTCCACGTCAGGATTTGGTCGCAAGCCGTTTTTGATTATTCCTTCCCGAACCCTCGGGCGCTCTTTCGCCATGTCACCGAAAACCAAATCTCGGGCTTTCATAATGCCTCCGAAACACGATCAGGGCCAGAACGTAGCGTCCCGGCCCTGAGTCGATTTTCGCGTTGGGGAAAACTTGCAATAAACCTTAGCACAAGCGCAATGCAATTGAGCGGCTTCGTCGGAGAACCGACGGTCACTTGCTGATGAGCAAGGACAAGTAACGCTTCGTGGCATAGTATTCCCAAGCAAGGATGCACGATCGGGGACGCATCGGTACTCGGGTCAAATGCGAGATTTCGGTCAACCTGAATCGCTTGGATTCAGCACATTCTCCTTCCGAGCCGTGTCTGATAATCGTTGTAAACCCTCAGGGATGCGGTGTGCGACTGGGTCGCCAGTTGGAAATCGGAACCCGCGTTCGCTTGGAAGGTCTTCCTGAGAAACGCAGCGTCACCGCGCAGGTAGTGAACTGCATATCACTAGGCGAGTACGAGAAGTTCTGGTTTCTTGGCTTGGCACTAGATGAGCCCGGCAACGTATGGGGAATTGCAACGCCGCCCGAAGACTGGAAGACTTAAGCTCTCCGCGCAGTCGGAAATGGAGGTGCTTTGTATCCCATCGGACTGTCTGGGTTTATTTTCCAGAGTACATTAGCTTGCATCAAGAAAGGGGCATCTCGATGCCCGCAGACGAAGAGTGGCGGATTCTGGCCGAGGAAGCCGCTCAAGAAAAAGACCCGAAGAAGCTGCTGCGAATCATTAGCTCTCTGACCGCTGCTCTAGACAAGCAGAAACACAAGAAGAAAACTGACCCTCGGGATTCAGTCTCCCCGCCTAGCTAGAAAGTAAATCCTCAGCGGTTAGGCGTCGGTCACGATGCGGCTCTATACGTGACCCTCCGTTGTTCAGTTCGCAGACTTCTCGCGGCTGCGCGCCACAAGTAGGGCAAGGGACAGCCTGAATTTGTTCCCGCGTGAGATCTTCTCTTCCACTCAAGTGCATATGTAAATAATGTTGCAGCCTGCTAGGAAAAAATGTTCAATATCGCACATTCTGTTTAAAAAGTTGGGATCGCGTTCACGGACTGCATTACGTCAATCACGGCGGGAGTTTGACACCTTGGGCAACTTCGCATACTTTTCAGCCAGACAGAGGTTCATGCAATGCGAAACTGGCTGGCAAGGCAATATCAGGACATTAAAGGCAATGCCAAGTGGGCACTTCTAGCAGCGGTGTGGTGGCTGATAACCAAATACACGGGGAAGTTGCTTCACACGATACCCAACATGCCAAGCTGGCTGGTCACCGTGATTCTACTTTGTTTCTCGATAGCGGTGTTCCTGTGGCTCGCAAAGAGAGGGATCGGCTCCCGTCAGCCCGCGCCAACGTCCGCGATCACCCGTACGCAGCAGCAAGTCTCGACTTTCCCGACATTGTCAGCGCTCACAGGACAGCAACCGCAGATCACGTTCAACCCAACGGAATTTTTTCGCGTGTCCTATTTCAGTCCGCTAACGGCGGAAATCGAACATAACATAAAGATTGTTGCCCGCAATGCGGAGCCCAATAACCCAGAACTCTTCTACTCGCGATTCATTGGTGTCGGGCTGGTCGCCGCCATGCACGACAGGTCCTGGTACCTCATATTCAAAAGCCAATTGCTAATGCTCACGGAAATGAACCGGAGGCAGGGAGTATTGCCGCTGCCTGATGCTAGGGCTTTTTACACTAGAGCAGTCCCCGCCTGTCCGGGTGTATATCCGGCTTACGCATTTGACCAGTGGTTGAATTATATGAAGGCTGAACAGTTGCTAATCCACCATCCGACTGACATGTTGGAAATCACGCACAAGGGAAAAGATTTGTTGAGGTATTTGGCCCATTGGGGTCGCGACGCAAACATGAAAGCGTGCTGATCGTGAGAAGCGAAGTTTCTCAACTATCAAACCCTCAATTGCGATCAGCCATTCTCGTAAAGCCGCCTTTTCCTCGTGAGGGTTTGGGCGGCTTTCTATTTAGAAGATCAGGCTTGTCTCGTTTACCAACACTGCCTTAGTTTCACGTCTGAATTTCTTCATCCATTCGGCTTTCAGTTCTCGAGCTTTCCAACCGCCTATCTCTACCGGCACTTCGGGAAACTTGAATAGCTCCGTTTGCGCAAAGTGCTCAGCATATTCCTTTGCTATATCGAGAAAACCGATGATTGCGAAGTCGTCACCCGCGAACTCTCCGGGATTTAACAAAGCGTACAACTGGAATAGTCCATAGAACTGCACAATCGCATAGGACGTGCGCGTCTGGCTGTTGCCTTTAACAAAGACGAAATGCGACAGCGGAGGCCGCAGTTTCTCCAATTCTGCATGGATATTCAAGTCAATTCGGACCCTGTCAGTCGTCGGAACCACGCCCAGTAGAAACTCCCTAGCTGTTTCATCTAGTAGTCCTTCGCTGAAGCCCATATGGTCAGCTGCTGCGACCGCCGTCTTGATCGCTAAGCGGCGCACTTCCATGCCGATATTGAGATCAAAGTTGATCGTGGGTATAGGGAAGTCTCGACTGTTGGCAGTGAGCTTCAGCTTCTTGCCAGCAGCTTCTTGCCCGCGAATAAAACCTTGCGCGGCTTTCTTCCCAGAAAACACTGCTTGTTTTATCGCACCCTGGTCGTCACGGTCGAATGAGGGAATAGAAGGAGTCAGCTTTAGATCGCTGTCCATGTCGTGGTCGATTCCCTTAATTTTGACGGCCCGCTTCCAAACAGAAAGCCTTGGAGGGTGAATCCCGCCTCTGCGAATGATTATCACGACGGGAGCGAAATCGTTTGAGAGCGGCCCTTCAAAGGAATGCCCAAAAACGTCATTACACGGTTTGCATGCCCGGATTGTGGTATGGCCTCCGAGAAATTCCGGAAAGATGTGATCGTCGGAGTTGCATTGGCGAATGCCACAGTACGGACACAACTGACTGCTCGAGGACATACCGCAATTAGAGCATATCTCGCTTGTTTAGAAATCTCGCCACTACGCAAGTATTAACCATGAGCGGGTCGAAACCAAGACTGAATTACAGCGCCATCGTCAAGTACCTGCTTGACAACCCAACATGCACCAGCCAAGAGGCCGGTGAGCACTTCGGCTGTGGCGACGTAACTATCCGTGTGATCGCCAAGAAGGAAGGCGTCCGCAAGGAATGGGTGCGCGAGTTCGAGCAAACGCTTCAGCGGTTACAGAAAGTTCAGCAATGACTCGCTGGCTCTCCCGCAGCACGATCTTCGCAGCATTCTTCGCGATCACGTCATTCATTTTGGCGACGAAGAGTTTGCTCACCGGCCAATACGTTGCCATGTGGGGCGCGGTGCAAGCAATGGTTACGGGCCGCGCTATCGCTGAGGACTACCACGAGCGCAACTGTCCGCAATTACGGCAAGGAACGGATGGTGATAAGGGATGATCAAGGTTTCCGCACTAATGGCTACAACCTCCAAGCGGGACGCATTCCGCCCGCGTGCATTGGAGTGCTTCCGGGACCAGCGATACCCGGATGACTGGGAAGTAGACCTAGTAGTCAATGCGCATGAGACGAACACGTTAGGCCGTAAGTTGAACGACATGGTAGAGCAGAGCACCGCTGATTACTTTCTTACCTGGGATGATGATGACTGGCACTCCCCTACTCGTATTGTGCGGCAGATTGCGCCACTGACAACGGGGTACGACTACAGCGGCACCTCAAAGATTTTCTACCACGATGTGGGCACAAATGAGGGATGGCTCTACACCGGTCCGCCTAGAGTTTGGCTTGGGGGATTCGCTTTCAAACGTTCATTGTGGGAGAACTCTCACTTCCGCGACATCACCATTGGCGTCGACACGCGCTGGCAGCAGCTTATGCAACAAGAGTACAAGGCCAAATACTTTGATGTAGCAGACCCGGCGTTGTTCATCGCAAGCAAGCATCCTGGCAATGCCTGCCCCAAGAACACGACTACTTGCGTCTGGAGCCGTGCCCAGCTGCCAGACTTTCCTCGGATACAGGCAGAGACGAAATGAAAATTCTCGTCGCCATCATCACCTGTCATGCCTTTAAGGAGCGAGCCGACGCTCAGCGTGCTACGTGGGCCAAGCATGCGCCTGGAGCGGACGTTCGTTTCTTCTTAGGGCGTGCCGAGCGTGATCCTCTAGCCGATGAGGTCTACCTTGATTGCTCGGACGGCTACGAGGGATTACCGACCAAAACCAAAGCAGTCTGCGCGTGGGCACTTGAGCATCGCTATGACTTGCTGGTGAAGACTGACGATGACTCCTACATCAACATTAATCGCTTAGTTCATGCGGGATTCCAAAAGTACGACTACACGGGACGATTTCGGGCCTCGTCTGGCGGATACAAAGCACGGTATGCGTCGGGATTCTTCTATTGCTTGTCCCGCCGTGCTATGCAGATAGTCGTTGACGCGCCGTTGACCGAAGATCTCGCGGAAGACCGCTGGCTCGGCAATATGTTTGCGCAGCACAAAGAAATCACAATTCATGACGAACAGCCGCGTCTCACCATTGCTAACGACAAGGGCAGGCCGGTTCCGCACTTTGGTCGCGAAGCTCCTACTCCTCGTAACAACATCATCGCTTCTTGCGAATTTACTCCTGCCCAAATGCGCGAGATTCACCGTGCTTGGGAGAATCCAAACGCCACGATTAGCAACCTGAGCGATGTCAGCATCCTGATCACTAGCTTCCTACGACCAGGTTGCTTGCAAAAGTGTCTACAAAGTCTCAAGAATCTGCCTGAATGCCGAGTGATTATTGCGGATGACAGCGGCGACGGAATTCAGGCAGACATCAAGCTACCATTTGACTCCGGATTGCCGGCCAAGCGCAACGCGGGCGTCAGGGCATGCAAGACGAAATATCTGTTGATGGGCTGCGATGATTTTGACTTCGGAACGCAGGAAGCGCGCAATGGCATCATTAAGCTGCTTGAGACGCTAGACAACAACCCGCACATAGACGTCGCGGGTGGCCACGTCAACAACAATTCATACGAAGGATTTCTTCAGCTATTTCCCGGCAGCCATATCAAAGAGACACGTCTGCGTCCGGACGGCAAGCGGCCGTACTACAAAGTTGATCTCACAGTGAACTACTTTCTGGCAAGGACCGAATCAATTCGCAGCTTTCCGTGGGATGAACGCATGCGCATCGGTGGAGAACATTTTGATTGGTTCTGGGACTTGAAACGGGCCAGCAAGTATGTCGTCTGGGTTCCTGGCGTCAACATCAACCAGCTTCCGTACAACGTAAAGAACGAACACCACGACTATGCCAAGTTCCGTGGACGCGCCGTAAATCTAGGCCACAAGATCATGTTGGAGAAGCGTGGCGTGAAGCGGTATCTAGGCTTTGATGAGAAGCTGTAGTGCCAGACAAGCCTAAGCGCGGTTGTAGCCGTTGCGGAGTGCTAACGGACGGCAAGTATTGCCCTGCCCACGCTGGGTTGGTGAAGCAGTATGACAAGGACAGACGCAAAGATTACATCCGTCGTCTATACGACACAGTCCGCTGGCACTGGGTTCGTCTCAATGTATTAGCTAGAGATCGCATATGCGTGCACTGTAGACGCTGGGCAGCGCAAGAGTGTGACCACATAATACCCGCTAAGAAGTACATTGAGCTGCATGGCGGTGACCTGAACCGCTTCTACGATGAGAGCAACCTACAAGGACTATGCAAGTCCTGTCACAGCAAGAAGACTGCAACAGAGGACGGCGGGGGATGGCGCAACTAGAGGCAGCCTTGCCTCCGTATGTCATTGGGGGATATGGGGGTGCCAAATGCCTCCTTGACTCATCTCGACAGCCGTCGCCCAGTTAAATTTACACGCCGCCGAAATTAAATGTCCTTTTCGTTCCACTTATAGAGGCAACATGGCCCGACCACGCACACCAACAACAGTTCTAGAGAATCGCGGAGCATTCATCAACCATCCTGAGCGCAGAGAAGATCGGGCTAACGAACCTACGCCCAACGCGCCTATTAGGAAGTCTGCACCCAAGAGTCTTTCCGTCGAAGAGGGAAAGGTGTGGGGAGAGTTCCTCAAGAAGGTACCAGCCGGAGTATTGGGAGATTGTGACGAGTACTGGCTGGCCATGGCCGTGAGGTTGGAGTGCAAGGAACGCAAGGGGACAATCGGGATCGGCGAGAGAACGCAGTATATGAACCTGCTCAGTCGTCTAGGCATGAATCCATCAGACCGAAGCAAAGTGATGGCCCGCCCGGTAGCCAAGCCGGAGGACGAGTGGAGCGACTTAGACACGCCACAGCAGACCATGTAACCAAGGCCAATCAATACATAGCGGACGTTCTAGATGGCACCATCCCAGCTTGTAAGTGGGTGAAGCTCGCCTGCCAACGTCAACTGAATGACCTGGCCCGCCAAGGGACTGCTGAGTTTCCCTTTCGGTTTGATCCCGCTGCTGCCAACCGAGTCTGCAAATTCATAGAGAAGTTCCCACACATTCAAGGATTCAAAGGCAAGCTGAGGCTTGAGGCGTGGCAGTGCTTTGTCACCACTACGGTGTTCGGCTGGCTACACGCTGAAAGCGAGCTGCGTCGTTTCCGTCGTGTTTATACGGAGGTACCTCGCGGCAACGGCAAGTCCGCATGGACGGCACCCATCGGGCTTTACATGGCCTTCATGGACGGGGAGCCGGGTGCTGAAGTCTATGTCGCGGCTGTCACACGTGACCAGACTGACCACGTCTTCAAGTTAGCCGCACAACCGATGGCGCGGAACACTCCGGAGTTCCTAAAGCGATACGGTGTAGAGGTTCTTTCAAACACCATCGTACAGCAGAGTAGCAACTCCATATTCCGTGCGCTGGCCTCAAAGACCAATTCTCTCGACTCACTCAACATTCACTTTGGGATCATAGACGAGCTACACGCCCACCCTACGCCTGAGGTCTACCAGTCATTGGACTCCGGCACCGGCAAGCGCGACAACTCAATGCTGTGGATGATCACCACGTCAGGTAGCAACCGGGCCGGTATCTGCTACGACCGTCGCGACTACGTAACCAAAATTCTTACTCGCGTCATGCAGGCTGAGACATGGTTCGGGATTATCTACTCGATTGACGATGACGATGATTGGGCCACCGAGGAAGCGGTTCGCAAGGCAAACCCAAACTGGGGAGTATCCGTTAAGCCTTCCGACGTGTTGCCAAAATTGAAAGAGGCGACCCAGCTAGCTTCTGCTGCTCCCAACTTCAAGACCAAACATTTAGACATTTGGGTTGGTGCGGATGCGGCTTGGATGGACATGCTTCGCTGGGGCAAATGCGCTGACCCTACGCTTGAGGAGGAGCAGTTCCTTAAGAAGGACGCCATTCAGGCCATAGACCTCTCCTTCAAGTTGGACTTGACCGCCACCATGAAGGTTTTTTGGCAGGTCCGGCCTACGGAGATCACCGATCGCAAGACAGGGGAGAAAACTACCAAGAATGCTCTTCATTACTGGGTCTTTGGCACCTACTGGACGCCGGAGGCGCGGATTTTGGAGTCGCGCAACTCGCAGTATCCCGGCTGGCGGGATGACGGCTGGCTGCGTACTTGCCCAGGGGAGACGGTTGACTACGACATGGTTGAGGCTTACGTGCGAGAAGAAAGCAAACGGTTCCGTCTCGTAGAAGTTGTGTTTGACCCGTTTCACGACCACACCATTTCAACCCACCTGATCAAAGATGGCTTTACTTGCGCTGACCAATCCCAACTCAAACTATCCGAAGCAATGAAGGAAGTAGAGGCGGCTGTGTACGACGCAAGGTTCCATTTCAACGGTGACCCGGTGCTGACCTGGGCTATGAGCAACGTGGTGGCGCACCGCGACAAGAACGACAACCTGTTCCCGAACAAGGAACGCGCTGAAAACAAAATTGACCCGGCTACGGCCTTGTTCACGGCTATAACGCGAGTAATGGCGAATGCAAGTATCAGTTTAGATGGCGGTGGAGTGACTAGCTTTGGCAACTGTTCACGCTGCGGAGAGCTATGTATAGCGAAGCTCGTTGGCGACAAGCTGGCGTATCTCTGCCCAAAACACGAGGAGTCCGATGCCAAACAAACCAATTAACCGAGTCATAGTAGGCGCACTGTTCGTAGGATTCGCCTTAGTGACGACAGGAGCTGCCCTGATCTACCACCCGCTCGGATTCATCGTAGGCGGTGCTGAACTTATCGCGTTCGCAGTCGTTGCGGGCGCAAAGAAAAGGGAATAAGCAGGCATGGCATCATTCTGGGCTGGGTTCCGTCAGGAGTTTCGAGACGCCGTTGGCGCAATCATTTCCTTTCCGCAAGATTTCTTCGGTGTATTCGGTCTACCACCTTCTGAGTCTGGCGCGATCGTCAACGAGATGTCCGCACTGCAAATTTCTGCGTACTTCTCTTGCGTGCGATTGATCTCCGACGCGGTAGCTACGCTCCCATTGAATGTATACGAGCGGCTTGCAGACGGCGGCGAACGCCTAGCCAATAATCATTATCTCCAGCCCATCCTGCATGACGCGCCTACACAGAGGCTTGCTCCGCTGATGTACGGCAAGCCGGGCAGTCACACTGCATGATGACGGGCAACTGCTACATAGAGATTGACTGGTCAAAAGGCGGGCAGGTTCGTGCGCTGTACCTTCGCTCCCCGTTCAGTACCTTTCCGTATCGCAACTCAGCCGGTGAGCTGATTTATAAGACGCATGACAATCCTAACGGCGCGGAGCGTCCGGTTGAACAAGCTGACATGATTCACGTCAAGGGTCTGGGCATTGACTCCTTGCTGGGTCTCTCGCCAATCAAGTATTACGCTCGCGAAGTCCTGGGCAGCGACATTGCCGCACAGAGCTACGGCTCACAGTTCTTCGCCCACAACGCGACGCCGCAAGGCTATCTATCCGCACCGGGCAACCTTACTCCCCAACAGAAATTAGACAACATGCGCACGTGGCTTGATGCCCACGGTCGCGGCAACCAGCATAAGCCGGCAATTTTGGAAGGTGGCTGGAAGTGGGAGACGACTGCCATTGATCCGCAAGAGGCCATGCTTATCCAGACGCGCGAACTCAACCGTGCGCAGATCGCGGCAATCTTCGGTGTGCCTGAACACATGATTGGCGGCAAGGAGGATAGCAAGGCCAACATGGAGCAGAAGGCTCTAGAGTTCTTGGTCTTCACTCTTCGCCCGTGGCTGAACAAGTGGGAACAGGCTATCAACAGCAAGATCTTCCCGACCTTTGGGAGGACGGCCAACAAATACTTTGCCCGGTTCGACACCACTGAACTAGAACGGGCCGACTACGCCACGATGATCAAGGCTCTACAGATGGCGCGTTACGCCGGTCTTATGGATCGTGACGAGGGCCGTAAGGCACTGAAGCTCAACCCGGCCACTGCGGATCAGAAATTCTGGATGCCGGTAAACATGCAGGAACTGAGAGCCGATGAAGAAGCTCCTGCTCCTGCCACAGGAGGAGGCGTCGGCGGTAATGCTTCGCCCGCGCCTGGTGAGGAGAATAAATCTCTTCGCCATTACTTTGTGACTTCTTTCCCGGCATTTCGTGATGCTTTCGGTCGCATTATCGCCCGAAAGAAGCCAAATGAGGACGATTTCCAGCGGACTTTTAGCCCGGTACTTGTCGGCATCGCGTCAGCCTTGAACTTCAATCCGGGCGCGGAACCGGGTGCCATTGTGCTATCGGAACCCAAGACACAGTTCATTCGCGACTACATCAGCGCAATGCCGCTTCGCGCTAAGGAGTGGCAAGCGGAGAAGGCGGATACACAGGCCACGGATGAATTGGTCCGTGCCATTCAGTACCTCCAAGAGAAAATCAAGCCGGAGCCGGAAGAAAAAGAAATAGAGGAGTCATAACCATGAGCACTTCCCGAGTAGAGTACCGTATCTTCAAGACCGAGATTCGCGCAGCGAAAGACGAGAAACCTCAAATTGAGGGATACGCGGCGGTCTTCAATACCGAGACAGACCTCGGCTACGTCCGTGAGAGCATCGCTCCGGGCGCATTCAAACGTGCCATTGCAGAGAAGCAGGACGTCCGTTGCTTGTTCAATCACGAGCCTGATCATGTGCTAGGCCGTACCAAGAGTGGGACGTTGGCTCTAGATGAAGATGCCAAGGGACTTCACTTCTTGTGTGATCTTCCGGATACCCAGATGGGGAAAGACGTTCGGGAGATGATTAAGCGTGGCGACGTTGACCAGTGTTCGTTCGGTTTTATTGTTCGCGATGAAGAGATCACTTACGACGACGACTTCGCGAAGCGCGTGATTAAAGACGCCGACTTGTTTGATGTAAGCCCGGTGACCTTTCCAGCCTACCCTACGACTTCTGTTGAAGCACGTAGCAATGCGGCAATCTTGAAAGCCTACAAGCGTGACGATGATCCCGACGAGACGCAACATGAAGAGTGCTCCTGCCGCTGCCGTGCTTGCTACGACGGTGAGCATGAGGAACACGGCTTGCACATGGTAGACAGCGCGGCTTGCAGCCACAACATGGACGTTAGCCGTCCGGATGACAGCGATGAGCGCACATTGTATACCGCTGAACAGCGGGCAGCGAAGACCAAGAAAGTCGACGGCGAAGATTTGGGCTCTGGCGCATTTGCTTACGTCGGTGACGCGAAAGATACGTCTACCTGGAAGCTTCCGATTAAGTTCAGTTCGGAAGAGAAGACCAAGGCTCACATTCGCAACGCTCTGGCCCGGTTCAATCAGACTAACGGCATTCCAGCGGATAAGAAGCCTGAGGTACTGGCGAAGATCAAAGCGGCTGCCAAGGAACACGGCATTCACGTGGAAGGCGAAGAGAAGTCAGCCAACCCGGCCCTAAAACTTTCTAAGTCACGTGTCCGCCAGTTACAGGTGGAGTTGTCGCTATAGAGTTTTCTGAGGGTGCGTGAACCAAATGGCCTGGAGCTAATCCAGGCCATTTCTTTTTCCCACTAATCAAAAATTTCCACTATTGACCCCTCTTGTAGACGGCCAACGCGCCGTCTGTCGTTCAAGACGCTGTCCGATGGGACTGGCTCAGGAAGCAAAAGCGACTCCTGAACGATGCGAGTAGAGCAACCGCAAGGCGCGGCTGCTGCTCCCGTGAAAACTTCACCACGGAGAATTTTATGTCCCAAGCATCAATCGCATTGCGTCAGGAACGCGCCAAGCTAGTACAGGAATGGCATGACCTGAACGAGAAGACTTCCTTTACTGAGGAAGCACAGAAACGCGCAACGGAACTCGACAAGCAGCAGGAAGCACTTCGTCTTCGCATTGAAAATATGGAGAAGGTGGACAAGCTTCAGGCCGAGATGAACGAGTCTCGCACCGGTCACAAAGAGACCGCACAGCCGGGTCAGGACGTTGAAGGTCGCCTTAGTCCGATGACATCACAGGACGAAAAGCGTTCCTCCAAAGAGTACAACGCGGCATTTGATGCCTTAATCCGTACAGCGGGCCGTACCGTAGCTCCCATCCTGAACGAAGTCCGTACTTATGCGGCTTTGGATCAGGTAGTCGGTGACGGAAACGGCGAATTCGTCGTGCCAGTCGGCTTCCAGAAAGAACTGGAAATCAAGCTGAAGGCATACGGCGGAATGCGTAATGTTTGCCGCATCATCAACACTTCGAGCGGTAACCCCTTACAGTACCCACGCATGGACGACACTGCCAATGATGGTGAGTGGCTAGCCACTAGCACCACGATTGGACAGGTAAACCCCAGCTTTGATCGTGTAACGTTCACTGCGAACGTAGCATCCTCCAAGCAGGTGTTGGTCGCCATCCAGCTGTTGCAGGATTCGGCATTCGACGTACAGTCGTTGCTGAGCACCGCAATGGGTATCCGTATCGGTCGTCGCGTGAACAACGGCTACACCAAGGGCACGGGTTCCGGACAGCCTAATGGCCTCGTTCCGGCACTAGTCGCCTACAACAGTGGCAGCCAGATCGTCACTGCTGCTGGTGCAAACGCTACCAACAACCCAGGCGCGACCGACCTCAACTCCGTGAATATCATCGATGACCTCGATGCTTTGATCACGAAGGTTGATCCGGCCTACCGTCCGGGAGCTAAGTTCATGGCGCACCAGACCACTCTGGACACGTTCCGTAAGCAGAAGGACGGCTTCGGTCGCACCCTGTGGAACGTTTCAGTGAGCGAAGATGAGCCGGATACGATCTACGGGTACGAGTATCAGTGGAACCAGGACATGGACAAGTTGGCCGCTTCTGCCAACTCCGTTCTGTTCGGAAACTTCGAGCACTACGTCATTCGCGACGTCGGCCCGATCACGTTCTTCGTGTTCCAGGAGACCTACATGGCGAACTTGCAGAAGGGCTACCAAGCCTTTCTGCGTACCGACGGTCAGCTGTTGCAGCCGTCCGCGTTCTCGGTGCTTGAGCACCCAGCCAGCTAATCGGCTGACAACCTAAACAGATGAGGCTCCGGTTCAGTCCGGAGCCTTTTCTCTTTTTGCGCGGTATTCAAACCTATTACAGGGGAATTCTATGAGTGAACAGAAGCAGCGTGAATGCGCGATGGTACAGCCGGTCTACCGGAAAGCGGTTGAGAGCGAACCTACCCGGCAGATTCTCTTTTCCAAGGAACTGCTACAAGATGCTGGCCGGATTAAGCAGGACAATAAGTAATGGCGTGCTCTTGTAACTGCCACAAGGCACCCGGCTATTCAGGCATGTGCATCTGCTGTGCCGAGGGCGGAGTGACTACGTTCTTGGAGCCACCAAGTTCGGACGACCCTAGCGGGGACATGCTCCGCAAATTGCTCAAGAATGAACCAGGGGAGAAACACTAATGCCGGGTATCGTCAGATTTTCTCAGAACACAGTTTGGCCTGTCGCGTTGGATGAGATGAAGAACTATCTCAAGGTGACCAACACGGCGGACGACGACCTTATCAACAAGATTCTTATTCCAGCAGCGACTATTTACATTGAGAAAAACACTGGGCTGACCCTTGCTTCGCGTGACTTCGTTCAGTTTCAGGACTCGTTCCCCTTCTATCCGTACAGCAAGGAGCCTTACGGCACACTGTACGGCATCGGCGCACTGTCTCTGTACTTCGGCTACGGCCCGATTATGCCGACTCCCTTTCCGCCATTCGGCCTGAACACTGGCGAGCGGCTGCCATTCCAAATTGATCTGCTCGCTTCACCGTGTACTAATGTAGACCACATTGACTACGTGGGCAGCGATGGCCAGAAGCACACTATTTATCCGGGCAAGGACTTCATTGTTGATTTGATGAGTACGATTCCCCGCGTGATGCCGCTTCCCGGCTCTGTTTGGCCTCAATGCACTATCGGTGGCAACAACGTACAGATTTTCCTGACCGCTGGCATGCAGAATCAGGACGAGTTTGCTTCGCCTCCGGTGATTGCCGAAGTAGACGTGGTTGCTGGTTCCCCGCCTGATCCTCCGGACCAAATTCTGGAGCAGAAATACGTCAACGGGGTTCCAGAGGACTTGAAGATCGCCATCATCATGATGGTTTCCCACATGTACACCAATCGCGACACAGTAGTAGAAGGTCGCTTGGTCACCCTGCCACACGGTTTAGATCAAATCATCGGCCTGAATAAGGTCTACGACCACAGCTTGGGTCTGCGCTAAGGAGATTGAATGTCCGTCACCACTAGCTATGGAGCACCAAAGCCGGGAGACCTCCGGTACAAGGTGGACATTGTTCAGCCCGACGATTCCGTTGATGACGGCTACGGTGAGCCGGGTACCTCAACGGTAGTTGCCAGTGTTTGGGCAGACGTTCACGACCTCAGCGGATTAGAGATTGTCCGTGCCCAGTTGATCGCTGACAAGGCGACGCATGTGGTCATCATCCGCTACGACAGCACGATTCAATCCTCAATGCGCGTGGTATACGAGGGCCGTACATTTCACATACAGGCCGTGCTTGATGAGGGTAAGCCGTACCGCAAGTTCTGGCTACACCTTCTCTGTTGGGAAGTGGAGTCCATCTAAAATGAAGAAGGGATTACGTGACTTACTGATTGCCGCTCCGGATGTCAACGCTATTGTTGGCAATCGTGTGCGCGTCAACCGGCTACCCGAAGGCACAGACTTTCCCACTATCGTGATCAAGTTCGTTGCTTCGCAGAACATAAATACTCTGAATGGCACCAACGCTACCCAGCAGCGTCTCGTACAGGTTGATTGCTGGGGGAATAATCCCAAAGAGGCGGACACGCTCGCCATTGCGGTACATGCGGTGCTGAATAGCTTCCAGGGCACACTGAGTGACGGGACCTACATCCAAGGCTGCTTCCCCTCCGGCGACGTTGATCTTAACGATGAGGAGTTGCACATTTCCGGTATAGCGATTGACTTTTCCGTCTGGTTCATACCGGGCGAGTTCTTCTCGCCTCCGGTCTAACTTCTCTGAACTTTCTGGTCCCTTTACAGGTTCAATGTTCTTCAAAGGAGAACACTCATGAGTGCATACACAGAAACAGCGGCCCGCATAGGTCTCGGCACCCTCGTCCAGATGGGACAGAATGATGCCCTGCCTCTCGCGTCTCCTCCAGTATTAGAATCTTTTAAGAACGTCGGCGAAGTCACCAACGCGATCAAGTCAGGCGCGAAGGCAGACACCGTTGACGCAACCAACCAACAGTCCATAGACGGCTACCGTGAGTTCATCGGCGGACTTCGTGACGCTGGCGAAATTCAGGTGGACGGTAACTGGATTGATCCGGACGATACACAGCCCGACGGTTTCACAACCCAACAGGATGTTGAGGCACTCTTCAACTCTGGCGCACGTCGCAACTACCGTGTAGTGGTTCCACCACTCGCTGGTGAGGTAGACTCTCCCGGCTGGTTCGCTTTCAAGGCAATCGTCGCGGCTTTCGGTGACTCCACCTACAGCCCGGACAAGCTGATCAACTACAGTTTCAAGCTGAAGATTTCTGGTCAGTACACGTGGGTACCCGCTTAATTTTGGCACGGCAATGCCAATCAGCTTAGGGTGATTCTTGACCGTCCAGGTTCCGGTCACCCTAAGCTACTTTCTTCCTCTCCCCTCTGCCCGGCTTTTCCTCGAGTATTAAATTTCAGGAGACATTCTATGAGTCAAGCACCAGTAGTACTCCGTCGCGCACCTACGGTCGATGTTCAACTTCCCATGGAAAGCGGTGACGCAACTTTCAAGCTCGCATTTGACTTCGCGGCGATATGCAAGGTCAAAGAGAAGACCGGCAAGAGTCTGCTCAACGGTGACATTTGGTCAACCATCGAGGATAACCCTGAGCTGCTTCTCGCAGTGGTATGGGCCGGGTTACAGCTGTATCACCCCGACCTGACCATCGAGGAACTCTCGCACATGCTTCTACCGGCGCGTATGGACGCATATATGTCCGCCGTGCTGATGGCCTGGACTAAAGTTCGCCCAGCGCAGGAGGAAGTAGACCCCAAGCCAGAACTGCCAACGCAGCCGGTAGCAGTTCTGTAACTGAAGACCTGGAAGATTTGTATTGGTCAATGGCGAGGATAGACCTGGGATTGAGTGATGAGGAGTTCCTCAGGGAGACTCCGTACTCATTCGGTTTGCTTTTGAGGCGGGCGGAGTTTGCTGACTTCAAGTTGTGGCGCGGCACGGCGCAAGTGGCTTGCATTTTGGCCAATGTGCACCGCGATAGCAAGAAGAAGCCCGACCCGTTTAGTGAGCTGGACTTCATCCCCTCGCACGTTATCCCTGCGAGTCTGAAGGCCAAGCCAAAGAGATACCTCGATCTGACTCCTCTGGATCAGAGGAAGGCAATCGCGGGCATGTTCGGGCATAGCGTCACCAAGGACGGGAAGATCGTTCCGAGGAAGAGAAAGAAGGAGAAACGTGCAGTCACAAAGTGACCGGATAAAGGAGATCGTGACAGAGCTTGTAAAGGCTCAGAACGAATACTACGCAAAGCAGTGGGAGCTGAGAACCAAGTTGCGTGATCTGTTCGAGTGCGGCCCTAAAACGCCACAGAGGGAAATCGTGAAAAAGGTGATCGATTTATTCCTATTTCCGAATTCATAACAGATGGCAGAAGACTTTGAAGTCACGGTCGAGGGACTCGCGGAGCTAGGCGACGAGCTAGACCGCATGCCTTACAAATTTGCTCAGAACATTCAGCGGGCGGCCTTACAAGCGGCTGGTGAAGTGATGGCTGCGGAGATTGAGGCACGAGCACCTGTAGCTCCGCAAGCAAGCCACCCTGAGTCTGAGCCGGGTGAGTTACGTGACAGCGTGGTTGTAACAGTGCGGCTGGGCAAAGACCTTGACACCAGCGTGGCGCACGTCGGGCCGGGTTACGACAAAGGAAAGTACGCAGGAGAGAAACACACTCAGTCACCCGGCGTCTACGGAAAGTTCGTTGAGTATGGCACTGCGCTGATGGCACCTGAGCCCTTCATGCGGCCCGCGTTTCAGGCGGGCAAAGAGAAGGCTCTGGAAGCATACGTGAAAGTGGTTGATGCGTTGATTGGGTTTTTGAAGAAAGGCGCGGCATAAACATGGGACAAGTAGAAACTGGCGCGGTTGTAATTAACATCAAGGCTGGTCTTACGAACTTCAAGCAAGGCATGGCTGATGGTTCGTCTGTTGCTACCCGTGAGACACGCAAACTGGCGGAGGGGATCAAAGGCCAGATGGCGGAGGCTCGCGGCTCCATGATGCTGCTTGGTGAGGAACTGGGCGTCCACATCCCTCGTCACTTGCAGCGACTCATCACACAGATACCCGGTGTATCTACA